ATGTTTGGTGGGATGGTTGAAGGCTTTAGTGCGGGTGTTGATGGTATTTTAGAGAAGATCATGGCGTCCAACCCTACCTTGGCGAAGTTCTGGGCTACCCTAAAAGGCGAAAATGATCCAGACGCTGGGGCTGCTGAAGGCGGCGATACTGCTATGGCTGACATGAGCTGGGCTGATCGATGGATTGCCGCGATTGAACGTATAAAAGAAAGCTTTAAGGGCATGGGAGACTCTGCGCGTGTCGACATAAAGCGTATGATTGAGCGTTACGATACGTTTGAAGAGGTTCTGGAGAAAGGAATTAAAAACCTTAAAAAGAACTCTCATATCCGCAAAGGCATCATGATGAGAGAGGCATTGATAGCGGGCAAGAAAGCAGTAATGGATGCCTATGCTACAGGTGGCCCATTTCCGTTTAATCTAGGCGCGGCTGCGTTGGTTGCAGCTAACACCGCGTTAGTTATGCGTGATATTATGAAGGGCCAGGCACACGACGGTATGGACTCACTGCCATCCACTGGTACTTACATGTTAGAGCGCGGTGAGCGTGTAGTCAGTAGCCGAGCTAACCGTGACTTAACTGAGTTCTTAGCGACGAATGGTAAAGGTGGATCAAGTGGTAGCACTCAACCCATCACTCTACAAGTAAATGGCATTAGCGACCCCGATATGGTGGTGTCAGCGTTAGCCTCCCGACGTGGAGAGTTAGAGGCCATGATGCGGTCAATTGCTTCTGAGAACACGCGACAATCACCGTTTTAAGGAATAAGCATGATTACTATCCCATCTTCAGTAAGCACAGCGTTGGCGTCCACAGATTACAGGGTTGCACTCCTAGCGGATTTACCCGGAACTGGGATGAGCGTAACTGATAATCATAAACCTATTACATTCGGTGGAACTACCTACTCCGCGACAGATGGACTGTTGTTAAAGACCAGTAACGTCAGCAGAACAACAGCCATAGAAGTTAACAGTTACACACTTACCTTTTCTGGTGCTGACAAAAGTGCTTACACACAGTACTACGACAACACACATGTTGGTAAGTCAGCCACGCTCTACTTGGCGTTCTTGGACGACGACTACGCCCTGCTTGACAGTGCATCTGTGATAGAAATGTACACAGGCATCATAGACACTTGGGCACTCTCTGAAACAGGCACAACGTCTGACTTTAGTATCAAAATGACTAACCACTGGTCAACCTTTGAGATCGTAAACGGTCGCTTTACAAACTCCTCGTCTCAACAAGAAGTGTACGACGGTGACACTATTTTTGAGTTTTCAACACAAGATAAATTACCACTAAAATGGGGAATCTAGTATGGGTCTTTTTACGATTATTGCAGCAATCATTGCCGTCGCCACAAGCGCAGCAAGTTACATGCAAGCGAAGAAAGCCGAGAAGATGGCGGCTAAACAAGCGGAAGAAATGGCTGCGGTCCAGTTGTCAGGACATAACAGCAATCGATCTTTATATACTGTTTACGGTGAAGCCCTGGTAGGTTCTACGACTGTGTACAAAAGGATATCAGGTCGGAGAGTCCCGCTTTCGTTGTCTAATTTTCTTATTAAGACTAGAGCCACGGGCGCTGACTTAACAAGCACTGAGTCGAAAACCGCAAAGCGATATTTTTACCGAGTGGTCACACTGTGTAACGGTCCAGTAGAAGACATTACCAACATACTCGTTGATGGCGAAGGCTTTAGATCGCCACGTTTTGGTTATGATCATAATTTCCATTTTGGCTCTGCTATTTCTAAAGGCCCGACAGCGGGCCAACACTACAGTAGGCTTGCTAACTACTCCGAGTTTTTTCAGTGGGACAACACAAAAACGGGTAAGGGTGTTGCTTACGCTGTTGAGCGTCTTTATTTAGATAAAAACCACCCCGCTTTCCAAGGCGAACCATCGACGCAATATTTAGTCAAAGGGCGTTTGTTGTATGATCCGCGTTTAGACTCTACTGTGACAGGTGGTAGCGGTAGCCACCGCCAAGCGACTCCTTCTACTTGGGTATGGACGGACAACCCAGCAATCTGCTTGCTAGACTACATAACAAACACAGAATACGGTAGAGGATTAGCTTACAGCACTATTGATTTAGCGGCCATCATGACAGCGGCTAACGCTTGTGATGTGCTTGTTGACGTACCCGCGCGGCTAATTAACGAAGAAGACGCAGCTATAACTCTCGCTGATATTTTAGAAGGAGAGTATGAAGTAAACGTACCTGTTGGCGCTGTCTTTCCTATCTACAGACCAAACCAAGCAGCCAACAACAAACAAAAACGATACAGAATTAACACCGCTATCGATGGGGCGAAAGAAGTGCTGGATAACATTCAGCAGATACTCAATGTCTTTAAAGCCAATTTAGTCTACGTCAACGGTAAATATACAGTCACGATGGCTGACGTCGCGTCTTCTGTTTTATCTCTTGGTGATGACGACATCATTGGTGGATTGAACATAAGTGACGGTGATCGTGCCCAGCGGATGAACCGTGCGACGATTAAGTTTACTAACGCAAATAAAAACTATAAAACAGATCAGGTTAGCTGGCCCGAAATTGGATCAACAGCCTATAACGCTTATTTGACTGAAGACCAAGACGAAAAGATACACCGCACTTTTACGATAGACGGCTGTACAGATTTATACCAAGCCGAGGACACTGCTGAATTTATAGTTAGGGATGGTCGCGTCGGTTTAACCGTAGGTGGTAATTTTGGTTCAAGGGCGTTGGCGTTGGTACCAGGCGACGTCGTTGCATTAACTTATGACTCAGCAAGTTATTCTGGCAAATACTTTCGTGTACAAACGGTAGCCCTTAATCTCCAAACAATGAATGTTGCGCTATCGCTCCGTGAGTATGATTCATCGGTTTATACGTGGAATGCATCTCGTGGTAATGAGCCACTTGGCCTAAATTGGGACACCGAACCAGTAAACTTATCACCGACCTCCCCTACTTTTGGGACAATAGTTACGTCTTCCATAACACAAGCTGACGGGTCTGCTATCAGCATGTTGGAGGTTCCTTTTAGTGGTGTACCAGACCAAGCCAGTAAAGTAGAAATCTCGTGGAGTGTGCAAAACGCCAATAACTACAACACTATAACTATCACTGATTTAGCAAATGAAACCTCCGCTAAATTTCCGGTTGGTTTAAGTGGTGTCACATACGATGTCAGGCTTCGATACGTTTTGGTGTCTGTTAGCGGCACAGCTATGCCAAGCGCATATGTGTATACCACTAAAGCTGTCCCGGCTTTGACTTCTCCGATAGGCACAAAAGTTGATGGCATAGATGAGGGCGCGACAGCTAATGTAATCTATAGGCAAACTACCGCGCCTAGTGGTACTGCACACAACACCGGCGATCAATGGTTCGACACGGACAACGGCAACAAGCATTACGTCTGGGACGGGAGTAATTGGGCGTCGGTACAAGACGCGGGTATTACAACCGCGATAGCAGACGCCGCCGCCTCGCAAGCAGCCGCAGACGGTAAGATTGACAGTTTTTATCAAGACGCCGCACCAAGTGTTGCGAGTGAAGGTGACCTTTGGTTTGACACTAACGACGGTAATAAGATTTATACTCGACGTTCAGGCGTTTGGGTCGCAACGCAAGATTCAGCAATTGCAACTGCACTACAAGACGCTGCGGACGCAGATGCAAAAGCAGACGGTAAAGTAACAACCTTTTACCAAAATGCTGCGCCAACGGCTGAAGGCACAGGTGACCTTTGGGTAGATACTGACGATGGTAATAAGCTTTATCGTTGGAGTGGCAGTGCATGGGTATCAGTGCAAGACGCAGCTATTGCCACGGCTCAACAAGAAGCCGAAGTAAAATACGCAAGCTTTTTTAGATACACAATAACAAGCGGCACGAGCGTCGCCGCGCCATCGGATTCAGTATTTGAAACACAGTTTGATAGAGCGCCTATTGAGCATGATCAACTAGTCGTAACAAACACAGCAACAACACCTGATACCCAAGCGGCCTATGTTCGTGGTTCTTCAGCCTGGGGCACCGCCGTTGACAACTTTCTGTCGGGCGATTTAATTGTTGATGGAAGCATCGGTGCTGACCACATAACTGTTAATAGTCTTTCCTCTATTGACTCTGATTTAGGAGCTATAACGGCAGGGTCATTAAACATAAACAATGCTTTCACAGTTTCAAGTATTGGAGCGATGGTAGCTACAAGCGCCAGCATTACAGGAGCTATCACAGCAACATCAGGCTCTATTGCTAACGGTGTAACTATTGGAGGAACAGCGGCAAGCGTAGTGGCTAGTGGAGCGGCACTTGGTACAGACGCTTTACAAGATGGAGATACTGGGGTTGATCTTGGCCTTACTGACGGTTCAATTTCTGGTATCACTATTGACGGCACAAAATTGCATTCAGGCGTAGGTACATACAACAACACAAATACAGGGTTTTTTCTAGGCAGTACAGGCAAATTTAGTCTTAGCAATAAACTATCTTTTGACGCAAGCGCGACCGACCCGGTCCTGTCTATCACGGGTAACCTGACAGCCAACTCCGTCACCGTTGGTACTGGTGCTGACTCGGTAACGATGGCGGGCGGCGCACCTGTTAGTAGCGGTGTGGCTAAACGATTGTTTACGGGAGTAGATGGGGGTGAGAATACATTTGTCGTTAGCTCCGATGGTCACGTAGAAGCTAGGAATTTCTCCTTGTACGACTCTGGTGATAACCTCATTTACACCACTGTTGGTGGGTTTCAGCCTCTAGCCTTGACCCAAATCGCGTCTGGTACGGAAGGCGTAAAAGTTACTACATACTCAGAAGCCCTGGACAATGACTCTGACGAAGTTGAAATCGTAGTCAGCCAGACTTCTAATGTAACGGTTAAAGTTATTAAAACAGTTTCCTCATGGACGGGCGTTGGAACATCTACATCATCCGAAGCCGCTGCCATCAGTGCTGCAAAAGCTCAACTTGTCGACTCATTTGACATGATGATTCGCTATCACACCTCAAGCGGGTTCACCGTCACACAAGGAACCCTAGCGTCTGCAGCTACATCAGGAGCGGCTAATTACACTCGGTTTACCCAGGCAACCGATTATGTGAAAGATGGGATGCTTTGGTTTTACGATCCTGAAGGTAATGGTCAGTGGCGGGCAAGAGCGAATGTTCGGACTAACCACCTGGATGTTTCAGCGAGCGGTCAAGTGGTGCTGTCTGCAACAATCGCCATTCCGGCGGGCACTTATTACTTCAAGACGTTTATGAGAACAACTGACGGTAGCGGTTATAACACGGCGTCAATCAAAGTTGGTAGCACAAACTCTCGTACCTTTGAGATAACAGACAACACCTCTGATGGTGGTTTCATCGTTGATGGTGGCGCTGCTCAGACTGTAGGCGCGGCTGATATAACCTCAGTCAACATTACTACAGCGGCTAATGGTGGTTTAACGGGCGGCTCAAACCAGACTTCCGGTGCCGCTAACTTCACACTAGCAGTCAATCAAAACCAAAGCCTAAATAATGTAACTTTAGGCGGCTACTTGCGCGGCCCTGCTACGTTTACTATTGACCCTGCTGCTCATGGTAACGATACTGGGACGGTCGTTATTGCAGGAAACCTTCAAGTCGATGGAACAACTACAACTGTTGATAGTGATAACCTTGTTGTAAAAGATAAAAACATTACCCTAAATTATTCTACTGGAGACTCATCAGCGAATGCTAACGGTGCAGGAATAACCATTCAGGATGCGGTTAATTCCACAACTAACGCCACTATCTTATGGGACTCGACTAACGACAAGTTTGATTTCAGCCACAAGCTGACTACACCTAGTTTAGATGTGGGTGGCGCTATAGAATTTAACTCTTTATCTGGCACTGGCTCAGTATCTATCACTGACATACTAGACCAAGACGATATGTCTAGTAACAGCGCGACAGCTTTAGCAACTCAGCAATCTATTAAAGCCTATGTTCTTGCAAACGTAAATTCAGGTTCTTTCGTAAGTCTTAGCGGTGGAACGCTGACAGGCTCTCTTTCTAGTAATAGCAACATTGAAACAACCCTTGATATGAAGGCGAGGATACTTTACAGCAAGAATACTAATAACACTTATCTTGATCTTGATGGAAGCCTTTCAGCAAATTTAAATGCATCTGGCGCGGTAAATCTTTTGATTGGCGGTGCAACAATATTTCAGGCTAGGTCTAGTGGGGCGCTTATCTACTCAGGTGGTTTGATGATGGGTTCTAGCCTCACAGAAGTTATTAGTGCCAATAGAGACATTGCCAACATAGGAACCATTACTAACGATAGCACTGTTGTAAGCAAGAATTTAGTTACAGGATTAAATAACGGAACTTTTAGCACTGTTAAAACTATTGGCGCGTTGCATATTGCCAACGGTGTGGGTTCAAGCGGTGCGGCTAGGCAGTCAGGAATAACATTCCAAGGTTCTAGCGCAACTGAGGCGCAAGCAGGAATCTATGTTACAAATGATAACAGCAGTGGAACGCACATGGCGTTTGCAACTACTAATAGTTACTCTACTGGGCCTCAGTTTGGTTTAACTATTAGCAATGCTGGCGTGGTCAATATACCTAGAAACGTGCTTCAATTTGGTGGCTACACAGCAATAGATGCTAACCGTAACTTGACTGTAGGCACTATTAATAGTGGAGCTATTACAGCACCATCATTTAGCGGTGCTGTTTTCGGTGCGGCTAGTGGAGCGCCTGACTCTACTATTTGGGGTATCAGTAGAGACTCATACCCTACTTATGGCATTTTTTATGATGAAGGCAGCCCTGACAAAATACTTTACAAATGGAATGGCGTAACTAAATTTAATATAAACATGGAAACAGGTGCGCTAGATACTCCATCAACTATCTCTAGTGGTGCTATATCCGCAACAGGAGCGGCAAACTCAGGTAGTGCATCTCATCTTCCTGCGTTCTTAGCCTCTGGTAATTACGGTGGTGGTATAGCAACAAGAGATACAAAAGAAAGTGGTTGGTATCAGCAAACAAATGGTGCTGATTGGCATTTCTACCACAACCGAACAGTTGCATCTGATACTCCTGCATCAAAAAAAGTTCTTAGCTTTAACTCATCAGGTAATGCTACCTTTGCAGGAACTATCTCTAGTGGTGCTATTAATATAGCAAGCGGTGGTCTTTCTATTGGTGGTCAAGAGGTGATTAACTCTTCTAGGCAACTAATTGACATTTCTCTTGGTGATATCAACACAAACAAACTTACGTTGCTAAATGGTGCCTCTGACAACATGGAAATGTTTGTCGTTGGTACAGGCACAGCTACCACTCATTTCAGGTTGTCAACTGCTAGTTCTAGTTTAATGGAACTAACGCAAGCAGGTAATCTCTCTACGGTAGGGGGATTGACAAGCACCACAGGAGAATTCTCTGGCACTTTATCTGTCACAGGAAAGGCAATTCTAAATAGAGGCAACATTTCTGTTGGTGCGCCAAACACAGCTAATCACGATACTGGTACTAGAATAGAACTTTACAATACAAGTGCTACCGCTTGGTATGCTATTGGTATTGAAAATAACACCATGTGGTTTAATAGTGATGGCAACTACAAGTTCTATGTTGATGCGGTTTCTAAGGTTGATATTGACAGCAGTGGAGTGGTTAATGCTGTTGGTGGCTATAAGGTAAACGGCACTGAAGTAATAGACTCTAGTGGAAATATCACAGCAGGAAGCATAACCGCAGGGAATTTTACTCCAAGTGGATATATTTCTCAGGGAACAGGGCAGTCGCACTATTTCAGAGGAGGCACTGACGGCAACTGGCGTATAGGTTCAGATATAGTTAGCGATTCAGGTGGTTTAGTGACTGGCGCGGCAACACAAATGATTGTAGGAGGTTCGGGAAACACATACGGATTCCAAATTTTCGGACATCAAACCCAGACATCACCGTGTTTTGAGGTTATACCTAACTCAGTTGTTGCAAATAGCATCACCAATGTTCGTGGTAGTTTATATGTAGCTAATACTCAAGTAATAGACTCTAGTAGAAATATCACAGCCGTTGCATTTTATGGTGACGGCTCAAACCTAACAGGTGTCGGTAGCACAACAATTAACAGCAACGCTGATAACCGACTTATTACAGGTAGCGGCACAGCAAACACTTTAAACGCAGAGTCAGGGCTTACTTATGATGGCACTACTTTAAGCGGTAACGCCATTCAAATGTCTGGCAATATAAATGCGTCCCAAGTCGGTGCTAATAATATTCTTGGAAATGTTTATAAAATAGGCACCACAACAGTAATAAATTCTGCAAGAGAAATACAAAACGTCACCTTTGCAAATGCGTTATATACCGATGAGTTTGGTAAGTCTTTAGTCGGTAACTTTGGTCAGTTTCAAAACCATAGTGCATACGGAACCGTAGGTCTTAATGGTACTGTAGCAATGTGGGGGTGGAATTTTTCTACAGGAACTACAGGTCAACCTGTTGCTGTGACAACTCAATGGTATAGAAATAGAGTATCGCTAGGTGATGAATATGGATATGGAACCGATAGTAACGATTACTGGATGGAGATGGCCTATCCTCGTTATGGTAATGGAACGACAAGTGCTATTAGCTCATCCTTAACTAGGACTAGTCAATGGATTAGGACTTGTGAAGCGGGTGTCATAAAGCCTTGGTCACAAGTGGGCGGTGATCTATATGACGGTTTAAGCATAAAAGGCGTAACTGTAATAGATGGCAGTAGAAACATTACGGCAGGAGGTATTTCTGGAGGGTCTGTTACATCAACAGCAGGAAGTATAAATTCCTATGGTGCTTTATATGCGGGTCAGGGTGGTGTCTATACTAACAACGTAGAAAGGATTACTAACGCGGGTAATCTAACAAACATCGGCACAATCTCTAGTGGGGCTATAACTGCAAATGGTGGGGCTGTTTACAGTGAGACTACTCAAGGAACGGCAAAAGGTACTATTCATCTTGACCCAGCCTCTGCCACAGACAATGCAGGTACAGCACTTACGTTTGGGGCTAGTGATAGCGGAGGCGGTACTATTGCACACGCAGGGATATACACTCGCTCTGACGGTTCTTACGGTACTAAAATGTACCTCTCAACTACTAACAATTATACACAAGGGTCAAAGACAGCAATTAAAATAGACCATCTTGGACACGTTGGAATTATGCGTGGCGATCTTAAAATTGGCTCAACTACAATAATAGACTCTAGTAGAAACATTACAGCGGCACAAGGTAATTTTACAGGCACTCTTCAAGTAGGAGGCAGTGCGACAGGGAATGCTTATGATAACGCGGGTTACAGAGTTTTGTTTGGGGGCGGTGATTCTAATGCTTTAGCCAACTATTACATCGGTACTAACCTAGAGAATTCTGGTGGCAATTTCTCAAAACTAGATTTGAGGTGGCACACTGGCATACGAATGGGAGCGCAGGGAACTTATGGCGGCATAAGGTTCTACAGCAATGAGGATTTAACCGCAAAAGTATTCTCTATCTGTGAAGGTGCTAACTCTACTGATGTAAAAGTTTATAACAATTTACAAGTAGATGGGAATGTAAACGCATCGCAAGTCGGTGCTAATAATATTCTTGGAAATGTTTTCAAGATAGGATCTACCACAGTAATAAATTCTGCAAGAGAAATACAAAATGTAACCTTTGCGAGTGCGCTTTACACTGACGAGTACGGTAAAAGCCTAGTTGGTAACTTTGGTCAGTTTCATGGCCATGCGGCTTATGCCGCAGGATTTAACGCCCCCGTAGATATGTGGGGTTGGAACTATGTGCAAGGAAACGCAAACGCACCCAATACTTCAAGCAATCAGTGGTATAGAAACAGAGTATCGCTAGGTGACGCTTACGGTTATAACTATGACTCTGGTGACTATTGGTTAGAGATGGCTTATCCACGCACTATCTCAGGTTCCGCGGGTCATATGTGGATGAGGGTTTGTGAAGCCGGTGGCGTACAAGGTTGGGAGCAAGTAGGGTCAAAAATTATTGGTAACTTTGCGGCTACTGGTAGCAGTTTATCAATAGGCACAACAACAGTTAGAGTAATTAACGGCCCATACGCTAGTGGGAACATAGCCTTAGAAGCTAACTCTGCAAGTTATAGCTGTTATCTAAGAGGCGGCACGACAGATTATGCTTATTTCAGCAATGTAAAATCTGTTCTTAACCGAAGAATGGAAATATTAGCAAGCACATCACAAGGTTCCACAACGCCTAACATTAAGTCAAAGGCGCAAGGTAGCGGTAATGGCGTTACGCAATATCACATTAACTTTACCGATAGCTCTGGTACGGTTGACGGACGAATTACTTCTAATGGTTATGCGACAAGCTACACAACAACATCTGACTACAGAGTAAAAGAAGATGTTCAGCCGATGGCAAGCGCGACAGCTACACTCCTCGCTTTAAACCCTGTCAACTTTAAGTGGGTTTCTGGAGATGCTAGGACTGATGGATTCCTTGCTCACGAAGTCGCAGAACTCGTCCCTGATGCAGTGGTTGGCGAAAAAGACGCAACAGAAGAAGTAGCGGACGATGAGGGTGTTACTACCACGGTTGACAGCTTACAAGCATTAGACCAAGCCAAACTAGTACCTCTATTGGTCAAAACAATTCAAGAACTTGAAGCAAGAATTACCGCGCTTGAAAGCGCATAACTTAACTATCTCTAAAGGAGATTAAATCATGGCTATAACTAAGACCGAAGTAAACCAAAGAACAGAAGTCTATGTGGCGCAAGACTCTACAGCAGCATCAACAACCAACGAAGGTAATCCTACTTTAATGGTAGTAACCCAAATTACGTTTGACGATAGTGGTGATGCAGAATTACCCGCAGTATCTAACCACGTTACTCATCTGTCTCGTTACGATGAAAATGGCGACCCAACTGTAATCACTGGGCAAGCGCAAATCGTGCAAGATATATGTGCGGGAATCTGGGCTTAAATTAACAGGTAATACCTATATAATAGGTACAACAATAACCGTAAGGCCGATATCGGCAAAAGTAAAAAAGCTAGGAGTAATAACATGACTGAAGAAAACACGAATGATCAAGAGGAACAAACAATAACCATTAACGACACTGTATACCCGGTATCAGAGTTAAGTGATGAATCCAAAGAGCTGCTAAGTTTACACGAACAAGCGACTCAAATGGCTATTCAGGCAAAACGCCAAGCCACCATCCACGACCTTTCGATTGAAAATCTTGTTGCTAGGATTGGTAAGTCTGTTGAGGTTGTTGAAGCGGAAGTCGTTGACGAGTAATAACGAGGGCTGTGACATGAAACTTATCGTAAAAGGTTTCTTATTGTTTACTTTTTGTGGACTTTGTACAGCACAAGAAACAGAACCGATGGGAGGTGACAATGACTCTGAGAACATTCAAACAGGGTCATTGAACACATCCACCAACAACAGCACTGTTAGCTCAAACAATCAGAGTAAAGATGATTCAGTGACCAACACGTACAACGGGGCTGGTAGCTCTAGTAATATGCCTGTTGGTAGTGCTATTGCTCCGTCGTATATGAGCACTGGACCAGAAACCTGTCTGAGCGGTAGTGGTACGAGCATTCAAACAGGCTTAATCGGTTATACCAAAGGTAGTTACCAGAAGGATGACGACTGTAACCGCCGAAAAGACGCTAGGCTTCTTTTTACGCAGGGCATGACGGTGGCCAGTATTGCCCGGATGTGTGACGACATCAAGGTTTGGAGGTCTTTGTTTGTTTCTGGAACACCTTGTCCCCTCATCTCGTCCGGTAAATTAATTGTTGGTAAACGTGCTTTTTTGTTAATGAAAACAAGACCGAGTCTTTACATACCTGACTACGGCGAAATAGCTGTAACACGAACAGCTACCTGGTCAAAGAAACCCCCTAAACCCCGCTACACCGATACCCAAAAGTGGTACAACTCAATCCTAAACATTGGAGTCGAAAATGATACAGAAAACACTCAAGATAGCGACTCTGATGAGTCTGTGTCTACTAAGTTCCGCAGTTCAAACAAGTGAGCTAGATGATTTAATTGTGACATCGGGAGCCATAGTAAGTCAGATTGATCGCGGCATATTAATTACTGGCGCGGCTTTAGGTTACGCTCATACTGGAACGGGTTTAAGCAGCGGTCAGTTATCAGGCACAGCCTACATTTCTGAAGAGCAAGTTACCGCCTATGGTAATGCTTTAAACGGAATGGTCAATTACTTACCTTACGGCAGCGCACAAGATTATTTGGATGAACAGGCACAAGACCAGTTGGCAGAACTTGAGGATAGTATAGATAATTTCACGGAAATCGTAGTGGATATGCTGACCGTGATTGAGATTAATGAGATGGCCGAGAATGCCGGTGATAACCCGGCTGACCAAGCAGCGGTTCAAGAGTATGTCGCGACAAACGACATGTCCATTTCGCAAGAAGATGCTGACGCTTATAACCAAAGTTTAGACGCAATTGAGACAACAGCTAATACCGCCGCCGCATACATAGCGGTATCCTCAAACCCAGAAGCAGTCGCCTATTTAAACCAAGCAGCCCAGAATGATAATACAAGAATTGAGCAAAACACACTTAGTTATAGCGCCAGCAATCAAGCCGTAACTATTACCTGGGCATCTGGGAGCGCGGCATCGTCTATCTACCTCAATGGTACTGGTGATTTTGGTATAGATATCTATATGTCTGACGCCGTTATTTTAGAGGCTGGAGCGCAGTCTGAGCTGTATTTAACTGGACCCACCTACCTGGGCTACATCTGCTTCACCACAGGGCTTGAGTGCGAAGAAACATCAGGGGGTGAAGGATGAGCCTAGAAGATACTGAGCTAACAATAGGCGGTACGTCATTTAAAGGTGTGTACATCGCCATACTTTTAAGTTTAGCGACGACTATCGGTGGTGGAGTCTGGACTGCTAGTAGTCTCTACTCTCGGCTTGAAACGGCTGAATCTAGATATATACCTGACATTCTGCCCTTGGAAGAACGCACTGTAGCGAATAAGCAAGAGCTTTTAGGTGAGATACAGCTTATTAAGCAAGCCCTGGAAGATAATAATGTTAGCCAGCTTCAAGGCAAATTAGCGACGTTAGGTGTAAACCTTGAAACCATCATCGACCAACAACAAACACTATTACTACTTTCCGAAAAGGTTAGTGAATTAGATAAAGAAATTGAAACTACGAGAGCTATTGTTGCAACGGCTCAGATAGTGACTGAAAAAGTGGCGGGATTTGACGCTAAAGTTACGGTGATGAATCGGGAAATTAACGACCTATGGTCTGCTATGGATTTTCTGTCTGAAAACCCTCTTAAATAAAAGGAAGGACAATGGCTACATTTACGTTCCAAAACAGCGACGGACCCTACCCGTTGTTCCCAACAACAATTATACCGACAAGCTTTGAGCTACGTCATAGGCGCACGACCCTCGTCGCAGACTCTCGGTCAATGCGTCGGCAGTCACGGTCCGTTGGTGGTGTACGAATTGAAGGAACATTCCGGTTCCCTCCTCTTCCCACCGTTGCTTACGCTGAGATGATTGCATTTTTTAGGCAACTCGATGGGCGCAGTACAATATTTGCATTACGTATACCAAGCCTACGCTCAGACAACGCAACTGATTCATCACTACGTATTGGTGAGTACTACAACAGGTCATCAACAGACAGCGCGATTGCTAATCAGCTTGTTCAGTATGTCGGGCTGTCAGGTTCAACTGTTGTATCTGATCCCCCTGCGCGGTACAGCGGAACGGTTGCGCTTCGCACACACGCTCAACAATTACCAACACTGCGCTGCTCGTTGGCGACAGACGCCCCAAGCGTTGAATATAGTGATGACGGTTTTGTCCGGGTTTCCCTTGATGTAATAGAGAGGTGGTAAATGAGAACAACAAAAGATTTTTCACTTGAATGGCTGCGTCAAGACGAAGGCTTAGTGCTTCAGCCCTACAAGTGTAGCGCCAACAAAACAAGCATTGGGTATGGTCGTAATTTAGAAGACTGCGGCATTAACCAAGACGAAGCCGAGCTAATGCTAAAAAACGATTTTGATACAGCACGTTTAGACGCTATCAATTATGTGGGCAGTGAAGTTTACGTAACTCTTAGCGAACAACAACAAGCGGTTGTCGTTTGCATGGCGTTCAATCTCGGGCTAACCAGGCTTAATAAATTTGTGAAACTAAAAGAAGCAATTAGGCAACACGACTTTGATGAAGCAAAAATTCAAATGTTGGACTCAAAGTGGTCGGAGCAAGTGGGCGCTAGAAGCCACCGATTAGCTAATTTTATGTTGCAACAATAGGTAATACCTATATACTGTTATGTATGGAAAAAATGACATTTGAACAGTTTATGATGCAACGCGGAGACCTAATGCGATTTCTAATTAGCGTTAAGTTAGCGGCGGCTGTTGGTGATAATGACGCAGTAGTTGATATGGTCAACCGAGCGTTCATCGATCATCTTGAGTACTTAGAAAGTACAGACAATTTGATGTCAGAATTCTTTCTTAGTGAAATGTAGTGGACTACGCTCACTCAGACTATCGTGAATTTTATATTCACACCCCACCACCAAACCAACAAGATAACCATCCTCGGATAATTATGAGGACGCTAGACGGATATGTAGTGTTTGGTAAACAGAAACAAGACGAACTTCGTGCCTTGTTGAATGAAATTGAGTTGGAGAGTAAATGTGGTTGATCAAGTAACGCTTTTAGTTGAACTAGAAGAACTTACAGGTGGTCCTTTGGCTACAGCAAGGCTACTGGCGGTTGATTACACAGGTAGTTATGCCAAGTGGAAATCAAAAAGAAAATCACTACCTCGTTATATCAGAAGTAGCATCTTGGCACACATCTCTTTACTTAAAACAAACAATAGTTATATCGAAGAACGCGCTACTATTTAGGAGTTTTTATGAATATTATTATAGCTGTTTTATTCTTTGGGCTTTTTGCTGTTGGTTTATCGGGTGCTT